GGTGGAGGCAATGGCTGCTCAAATCAATTCAAAGAAAGTTAAATTTTTTAGATGGCACGACTCAGGGGATGTACAGAACCTGGACCATTTAAGACGAATTTATGCGGTCTGTAAACTTACGCCTGAAGTCCAGCACTGGATGCCAACGCGAGAAGCATGGACCAAGGACTATATTGTTGAAGCTCCTGACAATCTTGTTGTCCGGTTCTCCATTCCAATGGTGGACCAGGCAGCAACAGACAGCTGGCCGAATACGTCGACAGTCTCAACTAAAAAAATTGATGTAACATGCCCGGCCCCTCTTCAGGGCAATCAGTGTAAAGATTGTCGAGCTTGCTGGGACAAATCAGTTTCAAATGTTTGCTACGGTGAGCATTAAAAAATTCACAGCTGTGAATAAATCCGGCTCAGTCATTAGTAACCCGGCAGCGCGTACGGCGACCGGCACGTGCACTGGGTCGGGGCCTTCTATATGGTTCTTTCAGGACCATCAATGGAAGCAGCGTCATAACTCAAGCTTCAAGCGCCAAGCTTCAAGCGCCAAGCATCACGCCCCTATATTTAGGAAGCTCCAAGCTCTTCAATCGCCAAGCGACAAGCTTCAAGCCCTGAGTAGCAAGCATCAAGCTTCAAGCCGAAAGTGACAAGCTCCGAGATCCTTGAACCACGGTACATGGATATTGGAAAAGTTTTAGATGCCCTAGGACCAAGGGCCTGGGCTAGTATAAATGTATTCTTAGGATGCTTTAAATGGAAGCCTATTTGGTGACTACTGAAACGAAGTTTATTACCTTTTGTTACTTTTAATTCGATAGTACAAAAGTGCCCAGAAGTATTACAGACCAATAGATCAGGAGTACCGAGTAAGCTAATATTTTCAAGTCGAATAAGCGAAATACCCTTGAAGTTTTGTTTAACTTTTTGATATAATTTAGACTCTGGACCCATGTGTTTTTTAAGGTAACCATGACACGCAATTACAGTAGTTTTGGAGGTATTACTAAACCTTTTTTGTTAGCTGTTTTTAATACAAGACGGTGAGCACTATGACCCTTATGACCTAAAATAGGTGTTGCATTTTCTTGTACTTCCATTCTTACAATCTTTTCTAGATAACCATTTTGTTCAACCATAACTACTGCGTTAGAAAGTGCGTTGCCTTGACGACTACCATCTTTAGTAGCTTCAGTAAATTTAGATAAAAACTCTTGCAAATCTTGAACTCTCATTATGTTATTGTTATTGGATTTTTTAATTCTAATAACTGAATCTCTTCATTAAGTCTATCAATTTCTTTTTTAAGAACTTTATTCTCAGTATGTAATGCTCTAACTGTACCAGACATATTCATTACAATTTGTTTAGTACCCTCGAGTTGGTTTTGAGTTTTAACCCACATTGATTCTCTATCTTGATATTTTTTAAGATCTGCTTTGTATTGCTCAGTAAGCAATGTAAGATCTAATGGACCTCTGTCTTCTGCTCTGTCATCAACCTCTTTCATAAACTGCCTTTCATTTTCAAATGTTTTATCTTCATCTTTCATACCTTGACAATATAGGATAGTTACCTTAAATTGTCAACATGGGAGTTCCAAAAAGATTAACAGAAATGCAAAAAAGATTTGCACAATTCTTAGTGTTCGGTGACGTTAACGGTCCAGTCAACAAAACAGAAGCAGCAAGATTAGCAGGCTACAAAGAAACTAGATGTACTGTTGAGGGCTCTGAACTAACCAACCCAAGACTATCTCCATTAGTAGTAAAATACAAAAGTGAATTAGAGGAAGAAAAAATGTTAAAATATGGTGTGACTTACGCCAGTCATATAGTAGAGCTAGCTCGTATCAAAGAACTCGCTTTGAAAAAGAATTCTTTCTCAGCTGCTGTAAACGCTGAAACAAACAGAGGCAAGGCAGGAGGATTATACATAGACAGAAAAATAATAAAACATGGGAAATTAGAAGACCTAACAGAAGAGCAATTAGTAATGAAAATGGCACAAATTGAAGAAGACTACGCAGGACTTTTAAGTGATGATGCTGTTGACGTTGAGGTGATTGAGGAGAATAAATCTTTAACATCTATAACAAGTAAAAAATCTGGAAAACCTGTAGATAGATCAAATCAATCCTGATCTGTTTTTTCTAGCTGATCTTTAAGCATATCAACCATCCACGCATTATCTCTAAACACACCCATCATTACATTAGTTAGTTGATTAACAACAGCTTCCTCAAATTCTGGTTTTTCTAATGGTGCCTTCTCTTGATTTAATCCTGCAACCTGTACTGCGGCGTGCATAATCTCATGGAAAATTGTATTAGCTATTTCTTGGCCACATAAATCATGTTGTATCTGTATAATATTTTGTCTGTAATCATACTCTCCAAAACAATCAGTCATCACCCATTTTTTATAATCAGGTCTAACATATTTAATTCTAACATCTTTGTAACCAATTCTAACGCTGTTAGGTAAACCCACTGCTTCAACAGGGATAGGCTTCAGAGGTTTTTTAAAGTGTTTGCTTTTCTTTCTTTTCATTTCTGTATATGTATCTAAAAAAAATCAGTTTTACCAGTTTTTTGTATCGCGCGCGCATAGGCAATCTGTAACATTCTGTAATGTGACACTATAATCTGTCACATGACACTTTTTAAAACAAGAAAGTGTCTACCCTAAAGTCATATATACCAACACTTCTAAACCAAAGTGACAGATTGACACTTTTTTTTCAACTGTTTTTATATTTTTTTTTATTTCTTTTGCCATACATATACATGTTGGTAGATTAGAACTGTTATAAACTACTAACATGCCTTAATCTTGCCTTGTTTTAAACTCATTTGCCTTAATCTTAACGTTAGCTTTTTCTTTTTCATCATGCATTAACTCATTGTACATGTCTAATCTTTTAAGGAAAGCGTGTTTCCATTTTCTTAACTGCAATCCTTCAACCTTAAACTCTTGGTAATATAGGTCAGGCGTGCATACCATGATAACTCCTTGCTCAATCTTAGACCCGTAGACATAGTCGTGGGCCATGGCGTATGCTGAAATTTGCATGAAATAGTCTTCAATCCATTCTTCCCTCTTCGGACGGTTAGACTGTTTGAAGTCGACAATAGTTTCCTTATCATTGTGTAGACAAACCAAATCCGTTGAGCCTGCATACAGACCCGGGTAATGTAACGTAACTTCAGAACCGTAATACTCTTCCACTGGCGCAAGACCAATCTCAATAATTTTGTCGGCCATGGGACGCGCCTCTTGTCCAATCCTTGTAAGATCAACGCACCCAGTCCCAAGGACATAGTGCTCCAAGAATTTGTGCATACATGTCCCCCTATTACTAGAATGGTTTTTGATTCGTTCTGCCTCTTGCTCACCTACTTTAGCCTTCCACTTTTTTATAAAATCCTGATTTTTGGTGGCTCCTAATACAGTAGTCACAGAAGGAAGTCTATAATTACTTATCTCATACACCCTGGTCCCTGTTCCGGGGTCCGTGAGCTGTTTACCTTGGATGTATTTGTATTTATTACTTTTTTTTATCACTATGTTCTTTCTTATTTAATCTTGATTGTTTGTAACTTTTTTCAAGTTCATCAGCTTCTTCCTTACCAAAAATCCTGTCCCATGACTCTTCGTAAGCCTTAGTCGTGGGCCTTGATTTACCATCGTATGTAAACTTAGATTTCATACGGTCCTTTTTTAGTAGGGTTTAATTTACCTCGGTTTGTGGGTTTATATTTTAGTTTATTATAACTAGACTCTTTAATAAAACCTCCGTACTCACGTCCGTACCTATCTTTCCCAGACGTATTTACCGCCGCCAAACCAAACTGTGGTTTCTTTTTAATTTTTTTTAAAATCTTAGCAATTTTTCTATCTTCGTCTAGTCCGTTTGTTTCTATAGCCATAACCATCCTTTTTGTTGGACCACAATTTTTGCCATGACCATGAAGTCAAGGCTGTAGAGTAGTGGTTTATTTTCTCTAACACAGTATATATTATTTTATCAAACATTTCATTTTTCCTTTTAATCTTGTGTAGCAGATTTTAATAGTTTTTCGTGTAGTATTTCCTTCTGTTTACGTAGATTATCTAATTCCTGGCTTAACCTTAGAATAGATTGTGATTGCAACAGACTATTTTCTCTCCATTGTTTACGTTCTTTGTGTAATAATTCTATATCAATTTTCATTTTTCCTTTCCGAACCAGATGTTATCTCTAAACTTATCTAGTTCTACTACATTGTCATCTAAGTCTTGAATGTAAGGGTCATAGTGATCAATAATTTGTTCTATTTTATGTAACTTAACAAGTATATGAGGCCATAATGCTTTAGCAACAAAGAGACAATCTTGATTACGACATCTCCAACGCCATTGCTTTTTAATTTTACGTAACTCACCACACTCTAAAGTTTCATGAATCAATTCCATAACATTTCTATCTGCCATGGATATTTCCATTCTCCAAACTTTACCTACAATCAAGGATTTGCTAGTTTTAATAGTACCTTTGGCATCAAATATTCCTGCAATA